ACGCCGCTCATGCTCGGATCGGTACTCACTCATCTTTGGAGTCAGATGATAGTTTAAATCATTCTTAACTCGAAGGGCCTGCTTCTCTTTTTCTGGTGTGACCTTACCCTCAATTTGGGTTCGAACGGGGCCACCAGCAGGGAAGGTCTCCATAATAGACTGAGACTGAAACCTAACCGCCGCTTCAGACAGAATAGGGTGAAACACCCCACAAGCCCCAGCCCAAGGGGTAGAACGATCTTCAATCTTCAGACCAAGAAGGTCTAAACCACTCTTGTATGTCTTTTCCCAATCAGCCCTAGACCGAATATCATTGTCAAAATGAGAAACTAGTTCCTGTGAAATACGCCCAAGTTCACTATCATCAATATACTCAGCTAGATTAGCGCCAAACTCGGGTTCATCTTTTTCTTCAGAACCAAATATAACAATGGCGCCACCATCTTCGGTCTCAATGGTTACTGCCTCGGGATTCACAACACCAATAGTAACATCGGCAGGCTTTTTGTCTAATGAATGCTCCAAAGGCTTATCAATACTCATTAAAACTCTCCATAATCGGGGTATGGTCCAAGTAAAACATCTCTGTCAAGCCATTTAATAGTATTCGGCCCTAGCGGGTGGACTATAATCGTCCTCATCATCACTTGGAAGCCTCAATAAACCACCCTGCCTGTACCTCATAAGGGCCATAATGACCGTATCTACATAGTCATCATGCGCCCCAACAGGAAACGACGCACATTCTTCAATCACTTCATTCGCCCAATTACCAGTAGGCGCCCAAACAACCCCCGATGCAAATATGTCAGAGATAGAATTGGCGCGCATCACCTTATCCCCGGATGCTCTAGTCGGAGTGAACTCAGAAACCATCACCCCGGCCTTCCTTAATTCATGAATCAAAGGCAACCCGGACGCCTTGGCTTCAATAAGGAAGGTATCGGGCTCCCATTCTTTATATATCTCAATGGCCTTAGCCTTCAGATCAGGGAACTCCAAACGATCCTTCCAGGCGTCCAGCATGATAATGTTAGACCCGCCCTCATTCTCATTCTCGAACACCCCCCAAACGGTAAAGGCCGAATAGTCGCTCCGGTTGTTCTTGGTAAAGGCGGTATCCGATGCGATGATAATGTATTCACAATTAGGCAAACGCTTCTTATCCCAACGGCGCCACCATTCTCGTTTGAGAATAGCCCCTTCTTCTGAGGTGGGTTGCTGTTGATACTGAGCGTTCCACTTAGAAGCGGGCAGTTCGGCCTTCAAAGCCTCTAGGGCGGGTTTTGACCAGAACGCAGGCCACATAGGTTCACCGGATGGGAGAATAGCAGGTAACTCAATCACCTCCCACTGGTCCCCATCCCCACGGTCAATAGAGGCTTGTACGAGGCGCCCTGTAAGGTCGCCAACACCCCAGCGAGTCATAACTACCACAATGGCCGCATTAGGCTGTAGCCTCTGCCTGGGGCCAGAGGAATACCACTCATACACCTTCTCAAATACTTTAGGGTCATGAGCAGCCTGAATAGCCTCCTGCTCGCTATGGGGATCATCAATGATGAATAGATCGGCGCCCTTACCAGCGATAGCGCCGCCAACACCTACGGCAAAATAGGAGCCATTCGATGTAGTGTTCCACCGGCCAGATGCAGTCGAGTCAGCCCGCAACCCGACCCCAGGGAACACTTCACTAAAACCTTCGTCCTTAATTAAGTTTCTAACCTTACGACCAAAATCAACCGCCAACTCAGCCGTATGGGTAGCCTGAATAATCTTCTTCTCAGGATACCTGCCCATAAAAAATGCAGGCAATAAATATGAAGCAAACTCTGACTTAGTGTTGTGAGTCACAACCCAGCCACGGCCAGCCATAAACAACCCATCTTCATTTGCCACTTCGAGACAGCGCACTTGGCCGCGCCGGTCTGTTTTACGAATATCAATTGACCTACCCCAGTTCCCGTTAAGAGGGCGGCAGTTCACCGCTTTCCTGGGGATTCTGGCTGCATTAGCAGCCTTAAACATAACCCTAAAAGATGGCTCACTTTCCTTTTCACCATAAAAAGTTTGCCGCTTAGTAATGCGCGCTTTAATCCCAAGTGAATGAATTAAACAAAGAACTTGATTTGTTAAATCTAAATTCGTTTGATGAAAGGTAACTTTCCCATCCGAACCAACGCTACCATCAGTGTCAATTAGCCCTTGCAGCAAAGCCATCCTTTGCTCAATAGAAGAACAAAGATACTCTTCTGGTATCTGTTTATTGCGAAGCAGCCCAGCGGCCTTAACCTGCCCCATCAACCCAAGGATATTAAACTTTTGGAATTTTGGGTTGTGCGTTGTTTGATAGCCGCAAGCCTCAATCTGGGACCGCATTTGGGCCATATCTTTAAACGAGCATCCAATTGACCCATCCCAAGAACTTCCATCCCCCAGCCAAACACCCAAAACATACGGATCAATTGGAAGTGGCCTATAGGGATATTGAGCGGCACTTTGGGGGGGCAGCATGGGAAGATTGCCCGTTTTGCGCCAGGATTCAGTTTCTAGTTTTTTAAGAATTTCTGCCGTAGAGAGAGTTTCATACGGGCGCCCAGAACCAAACCTAACCGTCCAAAGGTGTTCAGCATCACATTCAATAATCTGCCCATCAGAAGTTTCTACTTCATAAAGGTCTTCTTCATATTGGTCAGATTTTCCAGTTACAAGAACTGGACTTCCATCTGGCGCAAAAACATAATCCCCTACTTGAACCGAATCTACCGCCTTCCAGCCCTCGGCAGTCGGAATTGGAGTGTTGATATTAAGACGGTGCCTGGGCGCCATATTAATAATAACCCGCTTACACTCCCCACTAATCACCCGATCAAATGTATCAGCCATGATCTTGTGGTGAGGCCCCTCAATAAACCCAGGCCACATACGCTTCACAAAAGGAAGGAACTTACTCTTTGCCTTCTCCTTCTCCTTAGCGTCCTCCAAACCCTCCAACAGCTTCAACAACTCAACCTGATCCGCAATCGGCATCGAAGATAACTTTGGCAATATCTGAGCAATAGCAGCAGCGTCCATAAATCACCAAAAAATACCCGGCAGCCCTAAAGCCACCGGGCAAGTTTCAAAAGGAGACACATGCCTACGGAGGATAGACACCAATACAACCTAGAGAAAGATCACCAACATTACAACCCCTAAAACAATATCGCTATTAACATAACAATCAGCCATGACCCTATAAACGCGCCAGCCACAAAGACCACCACAATAAACAACATAGCAGCCAATACATCAAGAAACCGACTAGGCGTCATAACTACCCCTGATAGCAATACCGGCTATCAAAGGGGACCATAAATTGTAAGGGGGGTGGTTTCCATATACAAAAATATGAAACAAAGTAATAAAATTACAAAGGGGGTGGGGGCCCACGCAACAAATTATAATCTCGTCAGCGAGCGAAAGTAAGAAAATTGCGCGAACCATAAAAACTATAACATATATGCCCTACATCTAACCGGACATTTAACCGGACATAACAAACTATAAATTGATTTTTGTGAAGTGAATTTTGAAAGCGCCAATGAAATGTGGGGAGGTAAGCGGTTGGAAAGATTGGAAAGTGTGGAATAATGAAAAGATTGGTGTGGAAATACGAAAAGATTAGTGTGGAATACTATGTAAACCCACACGCCTGCGCTCGCTGATTACCCCCTTCCCCCCGTGGGTGGGGTCCAGCCATTGCCGATTCAAACCCCGTCTACCCCTGGCTGATTGGATTCTATCTGCTACCAGTACAGTAACCTACATCTAACAGGCTAGAACAAACCAGGAACATCTAGCCTTTAGTAAGTAGTGCTTACCTATCGCCTAGCACTAGGCTAGTGCTAACCTATTGATTGCAATAGTCTTTCCATAAGTTACCGCGTAAGGTGGATTATGTAAAAATTAACCGGATTCTAGTTAAGCGCTTGATTTCATTAGGGATTCTAGTTTAGCTTTCAGGGCTTTAGATACGCTATCCGCATCCTGTGGAAGGCTAGTGTCTTCCGCTTGTTTCTCAAATGCGGCCACGCCCCCCAGCTTGCCCAGCAATTCCAAAGCCCTTATTCGGGATGCAGGGCTAGAATCAGGGTCTAGGGATTCAATATGCAGTCTGGCGATGACATGAGCGCGGATTTTGGCATGATCAAGCCTCTCCCCTGCCTCTTTTAGTGCTTTTATCTCATCTATTCTTGCGGCTATGAGCGGGTTAGCCATTAGCCTGGAGGCTTCTTGGTAGATCGTGCTGGCTGCCATTTGCTCGGCGTCATATGCCACGCGATACGCCGCCGCTTGATTAGGATAGAGACCGGATGCAATAGCCTGAGCGAAGGCTTCTTGCTTCATTGTAAGCTTGCCCATATCGGCTTGCGGTAAAGCTAGAACATTAGAGGCGCCTAGAGTAGTGTCTGGTATATAGACTGGTAGCCTAGCCTTTGGCTTGTTCCCCTTACCTTTGCTCCCTATTAGCTTACCCATGGCGCCATCTATCCCGCTTGCGCGGTAGCGTCCGATTACCCACCGCGTACGCCTAACCTATTGCAAAACCTGGCCTTTAAACAATAACGAAAAAAAGCCAAAAAAACCTATTGACAATGTGAAAAGCCTTGTTTAATTCATATCGCAGGCAATCAAGCCCAGGAGATTATGACCATGACGCGCATTGGGTTTTACGAACTTTGCACCAGCCTTTCAATCTTCCCGCTCTATGCCCTGGAGAACGAGAAGATTCGCGCGGCGCTGAAGGCAAGGGACGACGAGCTTGTTAAAAAGCTACTGAAGGAAGAGTTTTGATGGTTACTTCACGCGATAGCCGGTTTTCCGGCTATCTTGTGAGGTAATCACGCCTCAAGAGGAGAATCATACCCATGCAAACAATACACCTAGAACCGCGCCTTGTTCCCCCTTCACTTCGGGGAGGCTATGCCGGAAACAAGTTTAAGGCAATTATAGCCGAGGCCGTGACAATCCCAGCCGATGCCGGGTTATGGTCCGGGGGAAGCCGGGAACATTATGGAGTTGTGCGAATCTCCGATGGAGTCGTGGTTGCCATGCCAGGGCAGGGTTCTTCCCCTTGGAATCCTGACCGGAAAGAGCGCCAGATTGCCATTCAATCCGGCTTCGCCGTGGTTCGTCATTCCTATTTTTGCGGGAAAGATATGGGCTTGACGTTTTACCTATCCCCTCAAGACGCGGCGCCAATGCTTCCCGCCCCCGTTGAATTAAGCCCCGATGAATCCCTTGTGCTGGAATATACCGCGACACGGAAAAGCAGCTACATGGGGAGAGACCGTTACCAAATGGCGCTAGATGATATCCGCGCCGGATATTGCAAACGGGAACCCCTAAGCCGGGAACAATGGAATGGCGCCAAGGATTCGCTTATTAAACGCGGTTTCCTGAATAAAGCCGGTGCAATAACCACAGCAGGAAGAAACGCAAGGCAAGCCTAGCCCGCTTTCGCGGTAACGTCCCCCTAACCAAAAAAAGGAAATCAAAGATGGACAGCCTATTTCCTACCACAACCTTCGAAGAATGGCGCCAAGCCTTCATTCTGGCCTGCCAGAAATTAGGCGTCAAAGCGATCCCCGCCCATTGGAATCTCGCGGAGTGCTGGCGAACAGGCGACAAGCCCGAAAGGCTGGCAGAGGATGCTAAGTTTTGGGCTGGCATTTAACCCGCGCGGGGCTTGTCCCCGCCTTCCGGCCTGTTCATTCTGGGCAGGCCCGAAAGCGAAAGCGCAAAAGGAAATAGACCCATGACCACCAAGCCTAGACCCCCCACAATATGGCAAGCCCTAGCCGATAAGCTGGGCCGCGAACCCACACACGCCGAAGCCTGCGCTGAGGTGAAGCGCATCTTGACCGAATCGAAAGGCTAGACCCATGCCACAGCCCCGCCCTATCCCCCACCCCGGCACCCTGCCGCCCGTCCTGGTGAGGCTGGACGATCCCGCCGAAGCCTTGGCGCGGTCCGTAGCCAGAACCCGCCCGGCAGAATATCCCCGTGAGGAACCCGTTAGCCTCTCCGATATTCTCCGGGGTTTGGAATAATCCGCACAGGTGCGGCCTAGAACGCAATCGGGGCGGAGGTTGACCAGACCCCCGCCCCTAGACGCACAAAAGGAGACTACATGTCAGCAACCATCTGAGTCTGACAAGGCGTATATTGCCCCAAAACTTCTCAAAATGCAAGCCCGAAAAAACTTGCAAAAGATGTTAAAAACATCTTGCAAAGCGTTTTAGGCTTATGATATGAAACAAACCAGACCCCGCACAAGTGCGGAAACCAAAGGAGACTAGACCAATGGCTAAACAGGAAATTGAATCCTTCATGGATTCCCACAGCATTACCGTCGAATCGGTTTGTATTCCGTTCTCACAATCGCGCAACAAAGGCGGCTGGGAGTCCCTTAACTGGCGCGTGACTCTAAAGGTCAAGGGCCGCGAGGTCATAACCACAGATTACAGCGCGGGCATTGGCCATGCCCCATCCTATAAAGCCACCAAGGCGCCCGCGCCATATTCCGGCAACCTGAGAATGTGGAAGGAAGCGGCGGGCGCTTTTGAGATCGAAAATGGTTTTGCGGCAATCGCAGAATGGGGCGGGATTCGCGCCGACAAGAAAAGCCCGCTAATGCCGGAAGCCTGCAACGTTCTCTATTCTCTGGCGAGTGAGGCTGGGGTTTTGAATTACTCAGGCTTTGAGGATTGGGCCGCAGAAATGGGCTATGACGCCGACAGCCGCAAGGCTGAAAAGATTTATAGGGAGTGCATCGAAACCGCCCTGAAATTGCGCGCGGCGCTTGGCGATGATGGCCTGAGCGCCCTTCATACCGCCTGTGAAGATTATTGAAAGGAACCCCAGACCATGCCCCGCATGACACGCGAAACCGCCCAAGGTATCCTTACCCGGTGCCGCCTTGGGCACAAGCCTGACTTCTTCATGTTATCGAATAGCGATGTTTACGCCCTTTTGGGGGAAGCATCTGAAATGAAATACCGGAAGCCCAAAAACGCCAACGGGTCACGGGCGCGCTACTTCTATGCCTATGTTCTCCGGGCAGCTAACAGGGAGGAGGCTTGAACCATGGCAAAACACACCCCTGGCCCCTCTGAATTACTGGCAGCACTTGAAGCGGGAAATTGCCCCGTATGGGTTCACAACGCAGCAATCACGAACGACATTGAGGCACTACGAAAAATTGCCCTTTGGTATGCTGGCTGGTGGAACTTTACCGCCATACCCGCCATTGAAAAGGCTACAGACTAAGGGGCGCAAGCCCCGCTTTTCTAGCCCCCGCCATACCGGCGAGGGCTTGGCAAGCGGAGATTGACCTATGACCGAAACAAGCGAAATCATCAACACCGAATCCACTATTGACAGCCGGGAAGTTATCGCTCGTCTCGAATATCTGGAAGGCGCAGAGCGGGATGAGGAAGAGGAAGAAGAGTTTAAGGCTCTCTCAGCCTTCGCTAAAGAGGCCGAGGATTATGCCGAGGATTGGCTGCACGGCGCTATCCTGATTCACTCAAGCTACTTCACAAAATACGCCCAAGAAATGCTCGAAGATTGCGGCGAAATCCCGCGCGATCTGCCACACTATATCGCCATTGATTGGGAAGCCACGGCCCAAAATATCCGGGTTGACTATACCGAAATTGATTTTGACGGCCAAGCCTATCTAGTGCGCTGAAAGGAAACAAGA